CGCCATTAAGCGCGCCCGCGCCGCCCGGCACTCCCGCCGAATACCCGCACCGATAGTACAGCGAGTACTTTCCATTCGACCCGCCGTCGACCGCCTCCGTCCGTTGCGCCGGCGTTGCCGGAAAATTCCAGGGACAGCGCCGCTGGATCCGGACCTCGGGCAACAGCAGTCTCTGCAGGTTCATCCGATTCGTCGCCGTCAGCCGGAAGGTCGCCTCCTTGATCTGGTCGGGCGGATTGCAAATGCCCTCAAACATGACCGCGACATCTGTAAGCGCGGCGTCGTTGCGCAGGTCGTAAAACAGGAAGCCCACCGTGAGGCGCGCGCCTTTCCAGCCGGTGGCCCGCTCGATCTCGGAAAAACGCGAATCTGCATTCGCCAGCACGATCGAGATGCGAGGGCTTCCGTCCACAGCCTGGTCGGAAGCCGTCTGAATGTCGAAAGAACTATGCTGGAGCACTCGCGGGTCGTAGCGTGTTCCGCCTACTGTCACCGCGTGAGTGCTCCAGTGTTCACTCTGGCCGCTCGCCAGGACGCAGTCGAACACAATAATAGGGGCGTCCGAAACTGCCTGCTCTTTCAGCTCAGAGATGATTTGCATAAAGGATATTTACCGTTGTGGAATGTCGATTTAGGTCCGTTGTCGTAAAACAGAAAGCGTCGTCGCGCAGCCGCGCATTCTCGTAGACGCCGCCGGTGGTGCTCGTCTTGTACTGAGATGGGGCGGCCTGCGCCTCCACCTGCGGCCCGCGAACGTCCACCGCCGCGCCCGCCGCCAGTTCGATGCCGAAGGTCACGCCTCTGCGCGTCAGCCAGATTCTCGTCCACGAGTTGCCGACCGCGTACGTCGCGCGCTCGCCCCCGATCGTCAGCGTGACGCTGGCCGGCCGGTCCGATCGTACCCACACGCTGAAGCAGTAAACGTACGAATCGGGCGCGCTCAGCGTCTGGGAGATGCTCTGCGCCGCCGCGCCTGAATTCACCAGATGCCAGCAATCCGTGCCGGCCGTCGCACTCAGCATCGGCGCGCGCGACCAGGCGGGGTTGCTCAGGTCCTCGCTCCACGCCAGCAGGTTGGCGGTGGGATCGACAAACGTAAACCCGTTCAGCGACCCTTCAGCCGTCGCATGGAACGTCTGCAATGCCGCGAGTTCCGCATCGCTCAAATCGCTGTAGGCCAGTTGCCACTCGATGGTGGCCCCCGCGGGATCGGCATACGCGACCCTGCTTCCGTCCGCCGCCGCATTGACCACCGTCCGCGATCGGCGGCGTTTCTTCACCGGGAACTGCGCCAGCGCCCCGGTGGATAGTTGTGGATATGTAAGCATTTGCTAACTCCGATTCTCGATTACGTTGACCGACGTGCGACCGCGCATTTCGCCGGTCCACTCCAACACCAGTTCGTCGGCGGCCAGGCTGCAATTGGCGTGCACGCTGCCGTCCCACGGGTCGGTGAAAGCGAACGTCCCGCCGCGACCCTGCTGCTCCACCATGAACGCCTCGACCTGCGCCATCTCGCTCTCGTCCAGCGCGCCCAACCGGATCGTCCACCGTCCCAACGGACCGGCCCATTCGCGATATCGTTGCTCGGCGCCATCCACGAATCGCAGCGCCTGCGTGCGATACCGTATCGTCTTCGTGGCCGGATACTGCGCCACCGCATTCGTCTTCAACTTAGGAAACATTTCGAAAGCCTCGCGTCCTTACAGATCGTTCACTACGTCGTTCAACGTGCTGAGATTCAACATCGCCCCCCGCACCGCCTGCGCGATCTCGCCGCTGTAATCCATGAAGGACCGCGCATCCATCGCCTGCACATTGACGGTGATCTGCGGAGCCGCCGGAGCCGCCGGCGCCGGAGCATACGGCCGCGCCGCGCCGGTCTGGTCGAAGTCCGACGCCACTAGGCCGCCCTGCAACTCCGCGCTTTGGAACGAGATCGCCGACGGCAGCGTGTACTTCTCGAGCGCCGGTGGCGCTTCCGCGTCGCCGCCGCCGAACAGTCCCGCCAATCCCGAGATGAGCGGCACGATCCCCAGTCCGCCCTCCAGCACCGTCGATGCGATGGCGCCGATGTCCACGCCGCCGCCCGAATCCTTCGCCGCCGGCGCGCTCCCGCCGTGCGTGTTCGTCCCTGCCGTGGTCGCTGCCGCCACCGCGGGCGCCACCTGCTTCACCGCCTCCGCGAGCGATTGCGTCAATTCAGCCCCGCCCTTTTGAAACAGTCCGTCAAACTCTGCCATCAACGCGCCTTCTATCTTGCCGGCCATCGTTCACCTCTCGTAATGTGTTTTCGAGAATCACAAATGCATCCACCTGCCGCGCGCTCAACTCCGCCGTGGGCGGGCCGCCGAGTCGCCGCCGTACCAGGAAGTCCTCGAGGAATCCCTCGCTCTCCGCCGTGATGTACGACTTCGGGCACGAGTCCAGCGACACGCCGCCTCGCGACCACACGGGCGGACCCGCGTCCGCCTTGCCTGCGTTGGCAAACCCGCAGCGGCGCTTCTTCTCCAGGCCGTTCTTCCGGCACGCGTCGCACCTCCATCCGGCCTGGTTGCACAGTTGAAAGTGGAAGGCGACGATCAGTTTTTTCTTTCGACGTCATTTAGGCTGGCGGCCGCCCGAACGGCCGCCAGCGCTTCCCGGAAGAGATCTTCCGGGCCCTTCTCTGCGAGCAGTTCGGGGGAGGCGTCTTCGCCGTCGATAACTAACCCCGTAACTGCCCGCAGGCCCCAAGACAGGAAGAGGCGGTCCACCTCAGCACGAAGGAGCGCCGACTCCATCGTGCTGCCCGCGTCTTGCCCTGCCTCGAGAAACTCAATTCGTTTTGCCAGGTCGCGCACCCGGCCCATCAACTCCAGACGGCGGGCGAAGGAGAGTTTCCACACCGTGTAACTCACCCCCGCCGCGATCCGCGAAGCGACCACGATCTCGCTTTCGTATGTCATAACTATCCGAACGCCACCGCGATCTCGTCGTCAGCCGTGCCTTGTCCGCGCGAGGGCCGGAACTTCCATTGCAGCCGCGGACTGCCGTCGTCGAATTCCGGCACTTCCAGAACCACGCTCTTCAGGTAGACGCCCACTAGTTGCCCGCTTGCCTCGCCTAACTGGAACATCACGCTGATTGGCGATTGCTGGCGTGCGGCCTGATATAGCTCCGCCGTGGCTGCGTCGTCCTGGCTGAATAGTTCGAAGGACGCGGTCACTTGCCGTTGGCCCGGCGAGATCGCCCTCGGCAGGTTCGATCCGAACTCCCTGGTCCGCGTGTCCAGATTGTTCTTCACTGCCACCGATGCGCTGGTCAGCGTAAAGAACTGATTCGGCGACGCTCCCAGCCACGCCTGCCCCATGTTGCCGGGCACGATCGAGTAATCGAAGTTATCCAGCGGCGGCTCCGGTGGGAACCCCGACACATCTCCCGCGCTGCCCGAGTAACTGCTGCTATCGATCACGTCCCGCGCGACACCGTTGAAGTGAAACTCGTGATAGTCGCCGTTAATCGCGATTTCCATCTCGTCTACCGCCGCGCCAGTCAGCACCCGCTGCACCGCTGTCGCCGGACTCCAATAATCGAACAGGCTGACGCTCGGTAACTCCGTCGCCGGCGAGTAAGTCACTGTAGGTCCGATTGCCGCGCCGGCGGCCGGCAGTACGGTGAAGGGCACATTGAGTTGTACGGTAGTCGCATCCACGATCGCCGCGACGAACCGGATCTCGCCGCCGGACGTGACCGCGCCACCGGCCGTCAATCCGTGCGGCCCTGTGAATTTGAGCCGCCCGTCCGCCGAGCAGGACGCCACGGTCCCGCCAGTGAATGCCTGTGGCGCGCCGCCCAGCGCCGCCTGGAACAGCGGTCCGTAACCGGGCGCCGCCGGTGGATGCCAACTGGTCATATAGGTCTTCAGGTCGAAGGTCGTCTTCAGGCGCCCGCCTTCCGGAAGTCCCGCGAAGGTGCGAGTGCCCGTCTTATCTTTACGGCTGCCCGACTCTCGCTGTTGACGAATTGCGAGCTTCAGCGCTGGAATGCGATTACTGGACGTAATCTCGCCGATGCTGCCATACGCGCTCTCCAGCGCCGTATAGAAGCGGTTTGCGTTTGAAGAAATATAGGATGACATAACTAGCTGATGCTCACTCCAATCTCGAATGTGACTTTCGCTGTTTGTAAGTAGTTCCTGCCGCCATGTTTCACGGCGGTAAACACTGCCTGGAATCCGCCGGCATAGTACATACCGTCGCTCCAGTCGCCCCGATTCGTCTGCAGCGTCTGCATGACGGAATCGACGGAAGCTTCCAGCGCCTCCTGCAGACCGCTGAGCCGATCCTGCGAGTGCCGGACCTCCACCGCCATCTGCACCGCGCCGGAGAAGCACCGGAATTTCTCGGCCATGTTGTTGACGATCTTTTCGCAGTAGACATTCACCGTTGGATACACCATCGGTTCGCTGCGCTCGGCCAGGTCGGCCGCCGCATTTTGGCTACGGATCTGCGCTGCATCGAATGCCGCCGCCCGTGTCAGGCGCTGCACCACTTTTCCGGCTGCCAGACTGCCGATTTGTTTAGTCATTTAGCCTCTCTGGAGCACCCGTGGGATCGGGTGCACATACCCGGGTTGTTGACCTGTGCCCGGCTTGGGCCCATCGAAAGCCGGTGGCACATACTGCAGCCAGGCCTCGCCCACCGCTACGGGCTGGCTGTTCTGCCGTGTCAGCGCTGCGGGATCGGATCCCAGATAAACGTTCCAACCGGACGCGCCCTGCGGCGCCGCTCCGGTCACGACCCTCACCGTGTTACCCGCGGTGTTCACATCCACCGGATGAGCCGCCGCGCCTTCCTCGCCTTGGCCATTCACCCACGCGGTCGTGACATAGTAAGTGCCGTCCGGCAGAGGTCCCCCCGGTGTCGCAGTCACCGCCGGCGCCGCCGCCTGCCCGACCGGAGAAGTCGTCATGCCCAAGCCGATCTGCACGAGCTTTTCGCAGGCCCAGCGCGCCAGGTCGCGGAATTGATCCCGCCTCCCGGAATACCGGTCGTTCAACTGGCTGTTATACGCATCGGCGTAGACCATCTCCAGCGCCCGATAGGTGTGCCATAACTTTAGCGGGGCAGTGATCACGACCTTATCTAGCCCGATCCGCGGCCGCAGGACATAGTCTTGCCCCAAGCCGCCTGACCGGGAGAGCATCGCATACAGTTGTATGCCGATCTCTTCGTGCGCCAGCATCAGCTTCTGGCTGACGTCGATCCCCTCGACATTGGCAATGTTGAGGAGCTGCGAATCCTGCGCCGATAAGTCCTCGACGCTGGAAGGGGGACCGTCTGTGAACAGCGCCATGTTACACCCGGTCCTTCGTCAGCTTTCTGACTTCGTCCACTGACACCACTTTGAACTGCACCAGTTTGGCCGCGTCCGCTTCCAGCGCTGTCCGAATAGCATCGGCCTGCGTTTTGCGGAATGTCTTGGTCTCTTCGGGGGTCGCTTCCCGCGCGCTTCCCTCGGCCAGCATTTTGGCCGCCAGGCTCCGCGACACCTCGGTGCATACGCCCGGCTTGCCCGCGTTGTGCGGATCGATCCCTACCACCACCGGAAACCGGTCGATAATCTTGTTCTCAATCTCGCGAATCTTCTGGTAATACGCTCGTAAGTCCATTGCTATGCCTCCAAATAACTACGGGGCAACCCGAAGGCTGCCCCGCTCTCTGACTCCTGACTTTTGACTTCTGACTCCTGTCTTCTTCCTCCTTCCTACGTGTTCACCTGCACGCCCGAGCTCTTCCGCAACACGCCGCAGCCGTACAACACATCGACCGTGAACTGCTGCGCCAGCGTATTCGGCTGGTAGCTCATGACCACGCGCATGCCGAAGTTGCCCAACTCGGCGTACTCGGCGATCGCGCCCGTGCCCGGCAGCGGCTGCGGCAGCCGGCGAATCACCAGGCCCAAAGCGTCCTTCGTGAACGCCATGTTGTGAGTCGTCACCGGGCTGCTCCCCGTCTTCTGCACGAACTGCGAGCGGAACACGTAGAAGTCCTTGATCTTGCCGACGGACCCGTCGACCAGCGTTCGCAGACCGGCGTCGCCCGCCGTCTGGAATTCACTGAAGCGCGGAATCTGGCGCCATGCCGAGTAAGTGGCCGCGTCGACCACCATGAATTTGGGTTCGCTCGGCGGCACCTTCGCGAGGAACAGTGCCGTTTCCGCCGCGTCGATCACCGATTCCGTAATCGGAGTTCCCGGCGTACCGACCGGCGAGTTCGCGTCCAAGCCGGCATACAGGTTCAACAGGTCGCCTTCGATCTTCTGTGCGATCGCAGCGACTGCCGGCTGCATGTAGATCTTCAGCAGGTCCGGAACCGCCAGCACTTTGGTGATGTCCGGGATCTGGAAGGTCGCTTCCGCGTGGGTATTGAGCACGATCTGCGCGTTGCCCAGACTGGGATTTTGCGTCGTCACCGTGCCGCCTTCCAGGATGTTGTTAGCCACCATGGTGGGCGGAATCGGGACGTTGATCGTATCGCCGGCATTGGCCAGCGACGGTTCGTAATCCCGATTCACCAGGTTCCCCATCACGAGGTTCCCGACCAGCACGGGCAGCGCATCGGCCGCCACCAGTTTCACGATTGCATTCGCGACATTGCTCGAAGTAATAGCTGACATTCTTTCTCCTTAAGTGTGTTAGTTGATTGCGACCGGCTAACCGGTCTGATGAAGTTGCATCTGCGCCGGGCGGCGCGATGTTGGTCTGCCAGGCTTCTTAGAAGCCTTTGAGACTCTGCGACGCCACGCGTACGATCTCCTCACGTACGCGCTGCATTTCTTCCGCGCTCATCCCCGGACGAATCCGTTCGATGCTTACCGCGTCGTTCCCTGTCACCTGAGCCTTCAGGGTTGCGGTCATTCCGGTTCCACCGGGAATGCGCGCCGGCAAAAGTTCGGGGTTCTCGTTCACGAACCCGGTAAGGTATTCCTTCATGGACACCTCTCCGTTATCGCTGCGAGCCACGAACCTGCCGTCTTCGCTTCTCGCGATGCTGTCCTGCACCGCTTTGAATGCCAGGTCGATTTTCGCGACGCCCAGCCGCTGCAGTTCCGCTCTCACGGCCGAGCCGCGTTCTGCATCTTCAGCCGCTTTCCGGCTGCGCTTGTTTTCTTCCACCAACTCGTTCAGCCGGCGCTCCATCTGTTCCCGGCGCTTTCGCTCTTCCACTAACTCCGCCTTGTAAGCCGGTTCATTCTTGGAATGCTCATTCGTCACGAACTCCTGGACTGCCTGTCTTACGATGGCTTGTATGTCGAGTCCTTCCATATACCTCCTATGAATTGGACGCACGCGTTACGCTGCGCCGTCGATCTCTTCCGTAACTTGGTTTTTAACCTCCTGCCTGGCGTCGCTCAGGTACTTCAGCGCCAGCCGTTTGAAAATCTGTTTCCGCAGCGTCACCGACCCGATCCCCAGTTCCAGCAATTTCCGGGCATCGTCCAGTTCCATGCCGAATTCGTTGATGTCGAACTCATCCAGGCCCGACACCTGGATGGTCAGGCTATCCTGCCGCGCCGCGGTGATGGCCCACAAAACCTCTCTCATGGACTCCTTCACCATCGTGCCCAGCGCCCGCAGGACCTCTTCCGTAGTGCCGAAATCCAGTTGTTTGCTGAGTCCCGACTGGCGCTCCGCCGTCCCGCCTGCCTGGTTCATCAGGTAGCAGACACGGTAGATCTCGTCTTTCAGGCTGTCCAGGTTGTCCGCCGCGATCTGGTAGACTTTGCCCTCCGGCTCGGTCCAGCCGAATCGATCCCCGGCGCCTAACTGGATGTAATAGGATTCGCCGACCACCTGGTTCCACTCCTTGTCGGAGTAAACCACCGGCGTCGCGAATAACCCCATTGTGAGCGCCCACGAGAGCGCGTTCGACTTATTGAAATGTTCTAACTGTAGCAGCGCGGCTTTGTTCATCAGCCACAGCCCATCCAGGATCTTGAGCTGGAACACCGGCACCCGCCGCAGTGCCGCCAGCGCATGCCGTCCCTCGTCCACCAGTTCGATCGGACTGTCCTCGCCCGCCTTGCGGAAGATCTGGAATGTCTCGCGATCATAGTAGACCCAGCGGGTCTCCTTCTCCCACTTCGCATCCGTAACCTTGGATTGCTGCAGGCATTGTGTCCGGACTACGATCCATTCCAGCGCGCCAGTCTGGTCGTAATTCCAGTTGATAACCTCGTCAGCGTCGTAGCTCATCAGATACGCCCGCGACATGCCGGCCGCATCTTCCTCCGCCCGGCTGAGGACAGCCCCATTGACTCGTGGAAAGTCGACCGCCACGTAACTGCTGCCGCAGACCATCGCGTCGACGAATCGCTGGCGGAAGAACTCGCTCAAACTGGTCCCCTTCAGGTCGCAGTTGTGAGCCAGCATGGTAAAGAACTCCTTCGCCGCGCTGTCATTGCCGTCCAGTATGTACGAAGGCTCGCGGTGCATCAGGGTGGCCGCATACCAGTCGATGATGGAGCCGATGTAGTTCTGGTAGAACACCCGGCTGAGCCGCTCCAGAAAGATCTCGCCCGGCTCCCTGTGCCTCCGGACCAGGTATTCCGACGCGCGATCCCGCAGTTGCTCGCCGCCCGCGTAGAGATCCTTGTACTTCTTCCACATCGCCTTTTGCGCGACGTATTCCGGGTGCTCCCGGTTGATCGTCTGAGTAATCACAACATTCTCCTTGGGCGGCCGCCGATGCTGGCGCCCGGCTGATATTCCTGCCATAAGAGATACCCCAGGGCGTCGGATAAGTGCGTCCTTGCCCGGTCTTTCTCTTTGTCGATCGAGTTACTGTCCTGCTTATAGGACACCTGCTCGAAGTCCTTAATCAGTTCCTTGCACCTGGGGTCCACCAGCAGACCGACGTCGCGGGTCGCCGACCGCAGCTTGGAATTGGTGAGGTTGATTCTGTCCCTCACCAGTGGATTCGATTTCGGGACCTCGTACCGGACCGCCAGATTCGTGCTCGCCGCGAAGTATTCGCGGATCATCTGGTAGTCGGTCGATCCGGTTGTCTGCTGCTGATTGCCCGACGCATCGCCGTAGACCACAACTTCGGCCTCGTGATTCCCGAACCGTTTGAGAAACTCCTCACAGGCGTCCCTCGTCGTCGCGTTCCGGATGACGATTTCATCCAGCACCAGCACCTTGCCGCCGGACCTTTGGGCGACCAGCGAACTCATCGGGTCGACGTTGAAATCCAGCGCCCACAACAATGGAATTCGCCGATCGGCCTGCAGCGGCCGGACGTTCTCGTCTCGAGAAAACGACGAGTAGACTGTCCCGCCCGTCAGGCTGAGATATTCGCCCAGCACCTCTTGGCGGTAGAACTTATCGTCGTAACTCGTTGCCAGGTTGCTGTAAAAGGTGGGCACCTTCTCCAGCAGGTAAGTGTTTTCGTTCGCTTTGGCCCGGACGGCCGCGTAGCCGTCCGGTTTGTCCAGCGCGATGAACTTCCTGTAGACCCAGTCGAAGCCCTTGGGCGTCCAAACCGCGAAACCGCATAGTCGCGTCGCCTTCGGGTCCCGTAACCGGCCTTCCAACCGGAGCCACGATTGCTCCGGCGTGTAAGTCAACTCGTCTAAACCGAACCATGCCAGGTTCGTGCCGCGCAGCCGTTCAAATTCGTCCACGGCTCGCAGCAGAATTCTCGATCCCGTATCCCGGAAAACGATCGTGTTCTCCGACTTATTGTGTTCATAACGCAGTTCGGTGCCGTCGAGTATCTCACGCAGCGCCGTCAGCGTCGCATCCCGTAACATCGGGTAAGTCGGTGCGCCCAGCAGGCCGGTGCGGCCCGCGTTCACCACACTCAGCTTGATCGCTTCCTGGCACAGCGCCTGGCTCTTTCCGCTGCCGATTGGCCCGGAGAAACCTTTGAACATCGCAGGACACTCGTGAAAGGCCCTTTGCGATGGGAGCGCCCGGTACGGGATCTTTAGTTGGTAGATACCTCCGTCTCCGACCATTGAATCCTCGTCTCCTCGGGCCCTTTGGCCGTCTCCATACCTTGTACGGCGTCCCAGACCTTCATAAGGTCGCCGGTCGTCGGCTTGAACTCCTCGCTCATTACCTTGTCCTCGATCTTCTCGAGCATCGTAGTGAACACGGTATGAATCCTGACGGGGTTGTTGATATCCGCCCAGTTATCGCAGGCTTTGCATTCGTTCGGCAGAGTAATGATGTTATTTCCGTTTGGCATTGTTTTCTCCAATAAAAAAGGCCCCGCTAAACTTCTGCGGGGCCGCTCGCAACCTCTTCCCAAATTCAATGTAGCATTGACCCCCTTTTGGTCAAGGGGGTCAAATTTTGTAAGTTATGGAAAACAAGCCAAATATAGTTACAAAATATTTGTCAACAGGAATTTGCCCCCACTCGATTTCACGATATGGAGTGCTTTCTTGCCCACTAAGTTGATCAGCCTGGGCATCTGTGGACCCTCTGCAAGTAGATATAAACGCTGGGGTTGCGGCCATAGCCGGCGCAGATCCCGATCGTCGATGAATACCCCTTGCGGAGCGTTCGGAGCGTAAGATCCGTACACCAGGTTGTTCACGCGGCCGTTCAACAGCAGCGCCGTGCGGTTGGTGTAGAAGAAGACCGACGAGAACGTATAGTATTGATCGTCAACGATTAACTGCCCTTCCGGCGCCTTCATCAGCGCCTCCGCCAGCGGCCGCGACGCCATGTACGGGTCGAACACAACCAGCGCCAGCCTCGCCGCGTGGAAGAACAGGACCATCATCGCGACCAATGCCAGCGTAGGACAGGCCTCGCCCGCCCACTTACTCCGCGCCGACCGCCACGACCCGACAGCTCCCACTGCAAATGCCACGCCCGCCACCGCCAGCGGCAGTCGCAGGTACGCGAACGCCTGCAGTGTCAGGTCCGCCATGTGACCCAGCGACAACGTGTACAGGTCCGGATTCGAATTCAGCGCGGCCGAGATATCGCCCGGCGCCGCCAGCCCCCGCACCAGCCACAGAATTGCCGCGATCGCGACAGCCGCCGCCGTAGCCAACGCCGCGATAGCTCTCGTCCCCCACCGCAACACCGGAGCCCCGCTCGCGATTGCCGACCCCAGGAGCAGGGCCAGCGCCGGGTAGCACGGCATCGAGTAATACTCCTGCGTCGTCGAGAAGGTGAAGAAGATCAGGATGAACCCGGCCCAGCACAGCGCTAGCAGCCGCACCCGCGACGCCCGGTCCGCCTTCTGATAGCTCAACCGGACCGTTGCCGGCAGATACACGCTCCACGGAAACAGCCACAGCAGATGAAACAACCAGAAGTACAGGCGCGGCACCGTGTTGTAGTCCCGCGGATACCGCATGTTCAAAAACCGCAGCACATGCTCGTTGATGAAGTAGAACCAGAAGAACCCGTGATACGAGCCCCTCTCGCTGTGCATCGTGAAGTCCAGGTATGGCGGATTGCGCACCGTCGCGAGCACGTGCCACGGTGCCGCGATCGCCAGGAACAGCGCCATTCCCGAGAATGGCCGCAGCAGCTTCCACGTCTTGCGGACGAAAAATTGCCGCGTCAGCAGGAGGTACAACAGCCCGGCCGCCACCGGAAACACCGCCGCGATCAATCCCTTGAGCAGCAGTCCCGTCCCCATCGCCGCCCACATCGTCATCGCCCACCGCGTGGGGTGCCGCTCGCCTTCCTCCAGCGCCCGCAACAGACTCCACAACGCCAGCGTGACCATCAGCGTCAGGATCACATCCGGAATCAGGATGCGCGTGAACAGGAATAGCCCGACGCAGGTGGCCAGCACCAGTCCGCTGTACATCCCCGCGCGCCGGCCGAATGCCCACGCCGCGAACCGCGCCGTCAGCCAGCACAGCAGCACCGTCCCCAGCGCAATCGGAATCCGCGCCGCCCAGTCGTGAACTCCAAAAATCTTGAAGCTCACCGCCATCATCCAGTATTTGAGGGGAGATTTTTCCAGGTACGCGATGCCGTCCAGCCGCGCCGTCACCCAGTCGCCCGATTGCAGCATGTTGCTCGCAATCTGCGCCTGCACCGCGTCCACGTCGTCCATCAACGACGGCGGACTAACCATGCAGCCGAT